TTCCACCGCAGGAGGCAGTTCCACGCCAACCCTTGATTCAGCACTAACGGGCATTGGCGTTGGCTCTACGCTCACTATTAGCGTCGGTGTTGCTGGCACATACGGCAACTCAAGCGGCGGTAGTACAAATGGTGGAAACTCGGTATTGACTTTTGGGGCAACGACCATCACCTCTCTCGGCGGTGGTTACGGTGGTTACGGCACAACATCCCCGACCGCAGGCAACAAGGGTGGTTCGGGTGGTGGTGGTGGTGGAAACTCCTCATCTGGCGGTGCTGCCTCTGGTGTGAACACCTTTGCCGGTGGTGCCGCCAACGTGGCAGGAACCTCTGTAAATGGCGGTGGAGGTGGTGGCGCAGGCGGCGCAGGTGCTACGTCTCTAGCAAGCGGTTCAGGTGGTTTCGGTCTAAGTAGTTCCATTACCGGAACTGCCACAACTTATTGCGTTGGTGGCGTTGGAACAGGAACAGCACAATCGGGGCGAACCTACGGATGGGGTGGCGACAGTGAGGTTTCCAATGCAAACAACGGCGTGGTGATTGTCCGTTGGCTAACTTCTGCCTATTCGGGAACCCCGACGTTTAGCGGTTTGACGCACGGCTCTATCAGCACAACTGGTTTGTATAGTTATGTTGTTATTACTGCCGGAACAAGCGGAACTATGACGTTCTAGTTTCCTTCACTCTGGTATAGTGAAATCTATGGACTACTCATCTTTGCTCTCCGACGACCAGAAGCGTGAACTTCTTACCCAGCGCATCCAGCAGTTTGCTGCTGAGGCGTATCAGCACAGCCTGAACTTGCAGGTGGCACAGGCGAATAGCGACACGCAAGCCGAAACCATTGCCCAGAACGCAATCAGCACGTTGGACAACGCCCTACAGGTTCACATTGACGCTCTGAACGCTCTTGCGCCAGCGGTTTCCACCACACCGCCCATTGACCCAACTGCAAGCGCAAATCCTGAATCTGCGCCGATTACACCAGCCCAGTAAATTAGAAATCCTTTGGTAAAGTGTTGCCATAAGGCACACTATCCATAGGAGTTGTAAGTGGCACAGGTATTTCTCAACTCTGGCTTGACCGTCATGCTCAACCAGATTATTACAGCAACACCATCTACCTACTCGCAACTCTACGTTGGTCTTTACACGGGTCTGTCGGGAACGACAGTTCCGTCGGCTACCGCCACTGTAGGTAGTGGAATCACGGAAGTCACGGGTGCTGGCTATGCCCGTCAGGCTGTCACGTTTGCCACGCCCGTAACTGCTGCATCGGGTCTTTCCACCTCAACCACGACTTCAACCGGCAACACGGCTGGCAACTCATACATCACTACGAACGGAACCTACACGGGAACCATTACCACTTACGCTGGTCTGAAAGCCGGTATGGTGATTACGCTCGGAACGGGTGGCACATTGGAAAGCCACATCATTACGGGTCTGCCCGGTTCTAACCAAATCGTTATCAGCGGAACCCTGACGAACACGCAGAACTCTGCCAACATCAGCATTGGCGACAACTTGCCACCGACCTCTGACACCTATTACGGTGGTCAGAACTTTCTCGGAACTGGTATCAAGACGACACCAACCGCAGCATCAACGTTCGGCCCAGCACTCGGAACTTGGACTGCCGCTAACGGCTACTTCATCATTACCGCCTCGTCTGGTGGAACTGCGCTCTACGCCGCTAACTTTGCCGACGCTTCATCGCCAGTTCTTGCTGCGAACGACACGCTTGCCTTCACGCCTACTTGGCTTATGAGCAACTAGTAGAGGCTGGTGATGGGCTATGCCCACGACAGTTTCTAATGCCAACATAACCTTTGCGTTCTATAACGGTGGTGGAAACACGCCGTTTATTGGGCTTTACAAGGGCGGTCGGACTGGCAATGCCTACGTCACCATCGGTTCGGTGGTCGGCATCCCCGTCACCGACGGAACAAAGTCAATCCCGTATGTCCGGTTTGGCTCTACGCCAGAAATCCAAATCACCACGCTGTCAAAGACTTTGGCACACACAAATGCTGCATCCTTCTGGGAAGTTTCCACCACATCAGGGGTTGTTTCCAATACGCACAATGTCAATGGCTCTACGTCAGAGGCAAGCGTCACCACTGGCAACAAGTTCACGGCATACATAGAAAACTCGTCTGCTGTTCAGGGTGCGGTCGCCGTCGGCTCAAAGGTTTTCCAATACCTCTCTAACTCGTCTGTCGCCCAAGTTTTCACTACGGTGGGAACGAATACAACCGAACTGGTTGTTGCCGTCTATGGTTCGGCGGTTCAGTTATTCAGTTTCACCAGCACTAAGGTTCGTTCGGCATTAAGGGCAGGAAGCACAACTGGGGCTGAAGTGAGTGACGGGGTGAAAACCCTTACGCACACTGTTGTTGGCGACGCTACAGAGGTTTCCACCACCGACGGGACAACCATTAGGTCGCACAACGTATCTGGCTCTACGCCCCAAAGTCAAGTCACCACAGGCACAAAGTTTTCTGCCCGTGCCAATTTTGCAGCATCTGTCGCCGTTTCTGGGGCTACGGGGGCATTTCTACGCTCACTAACTCGCAACGGGTCGTCAGTTCAGGTGGAAACGCAAGGAAACGGCAAATTACTTACCCACAATGTCGCTGGCTCTACGACACAGGCGCAAGTTTCCACCTCGAAGCGTGTATCTACACGTTTGCGAGCATCGTCAAACGCCCTACTCAACACTTTCACCTCACTAAAGCAGGTAGCCAGTAAGCGATACGGGTCGTCTGTAGATTTCCAAATGCAGACTGGTTTTGCGCTTGTTTCTCAACTGTTTGTTTCAGCACCCGTTATCTTTCAGGAATACCTGACTTTTGAGCAACTAAACGACGCTCCTATCACGACAAACCGAGAACAAGCAGTAGCATCATTCACAGACTCGGTGGTTAGTGAAATAATCCAAGACGCACCAGTTATTACGTTTGAGGAGCGAAACTAATGGCAGACACACTTACTTACCCAACACCAGCAGCAAACCTGCCACAGGCCTCGTTTCTCTGGCTTGACGCAAGCGGAACGCCATTGGATTTCAGCACGGGTTGGACGTTCCAAATGAAGATTGGTCGCCCTCCAAACCCTGCGCAAGTCATTATTTCATCAGGGATTATTGGTCTTACCAGCACCAACGGTTCGGCAAACATGGTTGTTCAGTGGGCTGACGGCGCACTCTCGACACTCACACCGGGTCGTTGGTATTTCCAAATCACCGCAACACAAACGTCAAACGGCGCACAGCGTATTTTGACTGGCTCAATCGTATTCAACTTCGCCCAAATGTAAGGATAGTGAAATGACTTGGACATACTCCGCAGACCCAACTTCGTCGCAAAAGGACGCTATTCGTTGGCTTGTTGGTGATACCAACCCCGATACGCCACTTGTTCAGGACGAGGAAATCGCCTTCAACCTGATGGAAATGAACTACGAGATTTACCGTGCGGCAGCGAACACCGCACAGAACATTGCCTCTACGTTCACAGGTTTGTCTCAAAGCACCTCTAAGAGCGTCGGAGGGCTTTCTCTGTCGCAGTCCTATGGTGACCGTGCGCAACGCTACGAACGTCTGGCTAAAGACCTTCTGGCTCGTAGTCGCCGTGTGAACCCACCGATGGTGAACGCCGCTCCACAGGCTCTTGGCGCAGAATTCAAGGTTGGCGGTTCGTTTGACCCCTACTACGCCGAAACGAACTACTGGCCTACAAACTCTACTCTTGGTGTTACCAGCACCTACGGCACGGGATACAACCCCAGTGGCGACGGTAGTGGTGGTGACGGTCAAGGCGATGCGTTCAACGGTGAGAACCCGTAATGGCAGTTGACCCACTTCTGCTGGAAATGATGACCCAGACGATTCTGGTTCAGAACCCCCCAACCTACGCCGTTCCTACGCCGTCAGCACCTTTGGACATTTATGGTCGTCACGCACAACCTCTGCCCAGCGGTTCCACCAACACCAGTGAGCAAGCGTGGACAACGGCAAAGTCATACGCCTGCCGTATTGAGTTCCAAACAATGATATTCAAGGACAGCGAGGGGCGTGAGCGCAAGTCGTCTGGTCGTGCCTACCTGACGAGTTTCTTTCCCGAAATCAGCACGGAAAGCCTTGTCTGTATCCCCAGCCAAACGCAACCTGCCCTGCGATACCCCGTAATCGCTTACATAGACAACAACTACGACGAAAACGGGCCTTATTCCACGACTATCCACTTCGCATAGGGAATAGTGAAAAGTGGCTACGTTCAAGGTTTTGTTTGACGCTTCTAGCCTGCCAAGCAAGGCAAAGGTAGAACACATATTCAAGACGGCTATGGTCAATGCCCAGAACACCGTAATGAAAAGGGTTTTTGACGAAAGCCAGCAACTTGTTCCCGTCGACACTGGTGCGTTGAAAGCGTCTGGCACATTGGAACTGGCTAATGAGTTCTTTCTAGAGGCGACGGTGGAATACGGCGCAAACATTGACCCAACCATTGACTACGCCGTTGTCGTCCATGAGGATTTGGAATTCAGCCACGCAGCGCCTACGCAAGCAAAGTATTTGGAAGTTCCCTTCACTCGCCATCAAGACGAAATCAGAGAGGAAGTGCTGAAAAACTTGCGTGAGGAATGGGCGAGGTCGGGAATTGGCGCATCGTTCAACGCCGGAACCTTCTCAGAGGATTTGAAGTCATTTGGGCTGTAGTATTTCACTATGGCTCTCTTAGACGACATTGCAACTTTTCTGGTGGCTAAGGTCACTGCCTCTGCCTATGGCACGTCACAGGGGCTTGTGGCAGGTGTAAATCTGTTTATCGGGCGTATGCCAGCCGAAGCACCAGATGCCGCTGTAGTCGTTCAGCAGTATGAGGGCAAGGGTTCTGACTTCACTATGGGCAACGGAATCACCGCCCTTGACTATCCACGAGCGCAAGTTACCGTGCGTGGCTTGCGAGAGGACTATCCGGGTGCGTATGCGTGGGCGAACACCATCCGTGACGTTCTAGGTGGCTGGGTGGTTCCCGACCCCGTGTATTTCCCTTACGTTGTGCGTATTCAGCCCATTGGTATCCCAAACCCGATTGGATACGACGACGTTGAGCGACCACGCTTCACCATCAATTTACAATTCACGACGAACAACAACAACGGGTTGCCGACGACATGACCGTAGAGCGTGAGGTGATTATCAAAACCTTACGGGCGGCTCGCAAGGCTAATGAGGCGGCCGTGTTCGCTCTTGGGGCTGTGGAGAAAATGCTCTTAGAGCCAGAGGCAACGCCACTCGCAGACGATGCTGAACCGGCAGAGGAAACGCCAAAGACGTGCGACCACGCTGATGCCATACCAGTTCAGACAACCGACGGTTCGTATTTGGTATGCCACTGTGGTGAACAAATAAAGTCATAACTTGACTTTGCTAGTGCCAGTCTGTATAATAAGTAGGCGCAGTTATGACTGTGTTTTTTGCAATTGACACCTGATAGGAGTGATTATGAATAAGCGCAAAGGCCTCATCTACCACACTGGTCGCTTCCACGCCGCTTGCAGGGCTTGTGAGCAACAACTAAGCCCACAAAACTCTTGGTTTGAGAATATGAACGTTGCACGGGCGTGGCTTGACACAGAAGAAGGCAACAAGACGTTTGCCGACCACGTTTGCGACCCAGAGTTTGCCGAAATCGTTGAAGCCAAAATGGCTCGCAATAGGGAAAACTTTGCTAGGAACAAGGCCGCCGACGAGGCTAAGCGGGCGAAACGCCGTGCTACTATCAGCGACACCCCCGCTCCACCTGCTCTCACTCGTATGCTGGGGGGGTTCTAGTTATGGCAAATAAAAAGGAAATCACCCCTCGCTACGTTCCCACCTACGAGGTGGCGACCGAGTGGAACGAAATCAACGCTGGCGACCTTGTAAAGATTTCCGGTGAGCGTGGCGAGTTCACGTTCATCAAGGTTCACCTCCGCAACAACGAGGTCACTGACGTAATCGTTCACGGCGGAACGACAGGGAACACCACTATCCGTGCGTTCTATCCCCACCGAGTATCCGCTATCAAAAAGCGCAAAAAGCGTCAAAGCGAAGAATAAACAGCACCCCTAGAGCCTCATACAGCCTCTCTAATGGGTCTGCCTATACCTTCCCCTACCCGATTAGCAAACTAAAAATCCAATTATGGGTGGTAGTCTCTACCCCGTAGGGTCACTAGTCGCTAAGGGCGTTATGGCAAAATCAACACCGTCATACCAAGTTTCAGGCAATTCACCGTTATGGTATAACGGCAAGGTTGCCAACGTTGGTGATGTCGTCAATGATATTCCCGGCGAAAGCATCTCGTGGTTGCTCGCAGACGGATTCATTATCCCCGTCGCACAGCCCGTCACGCCTGACGTTGCCCCAGAGCCTAGCGACGCACCTGTCGCTGACCCCTCAACCGACCAAACACCTACGGAAAGCGCACCCGTTGAGCCAAGCGCAGAGGCTGGTAACTAATGCCTAATTTCGTTCACGGTAAGAATGTACGAGTAGCGTTCATCAACAACTCGGCAAGCGCAACCGTTGTAAATGGCTATGGGCCTCTGGCTATTACGGCAGTAGCGACCTCATCACCTTCGGCTGGATACACCACTTATACGACCGTTGCGCCACACGGCTTGTATGTCGGTGGAACCGTCACCGTCATCAATATGTTGCCGACCGCTTACAACGCCTCTGGTGCGACCATTACTGGCGTTGCATCGCCCACCAGTTTCACCATTGCCAACTCTGCCACTGCCGCTATCACGCAGTTGGGTGGCGTTTCGGGTCTGGTTGGCTACACGGGCTACAACCCTTTTGTCGCAAACCAATATGTGACCGTTGCTGGAAACACCAACTCATCGCTCAACCTGACGGGAACCGTCGCTGGCGCAAACAACATTGGCTTTTCACTAAGCACAACCGCCACTGTCGCAACGGGAACCGCCGCTACCGGAACTGGTGGAACCGGAACCAGTGTTGCCACTGGCTACGACCTCTCGCAGTTCTTTAACGACGCTGGGCTTAGTTTCACGGCGGAAGCCACTGAATCAACCACTTTCCAAACTGGCGGCGTAAAGTCATACATCAAGGGTCTAAAAGACGGCACAATCACCTTGTCTGGCTACTACGACGGAACGCAACAGGGCGTTGACGCAATTATGACTGAGGCGATTAACAACAACGGCGACGACGCAGTTATTGTTTTCCCTTTCGGTGGAAACACTGACAATGAGCGTTGCTGGCTGTCGCAGGGTATTGAGACTAAGTATGAACTGAAGTCGCCTGTTGCTGGCATTGTGACCATCGATACTGAAATCCAAGCGGACGGTGGCGTTGCTTACGGAACCGGCAAGTCTTTCAGCATTACGGGAACGGGTGCTTCTGCCTCAACTGTCGCTCTCAACAACCAGCAGGCTTCTAACAATGGTGGCTTGCTGTTGGTTGCGGTCACCGCTTTGTCCGCAGGGGCAACGTTGAGCCTATATTTCCAGTCGTCGTCAGACGGCGTAACTTGGACTAGCGGCGCAAGCAGCCAGACCCCAATTGGAAACACGATTTCGGCTGTTGGTGCTGAAATCTACCCGATTTCGGGAAGCATTTACCAATACACACGTCTTTACTGGACACTCAATAGCGGTGCTTCAGCAACTATTTTCTACGGGTTCGCCCGTTATTAGAAAGGAATAAAATGCCTACTTTCCAGCACGGTAAGAACGGTTTTCTAGCGTTGGGATTTGAGAATGTCGGCGGTTTGACTTCCGTGACGACCCTCTCGGCATCGGCAACTGGTTCACCTTCGGTTCTTTCGCTTACCCCAGCGACGGGAACGTTGTTGGCTGGTGGAAACCCAACCCTCACGGGTGGTTCGGTCTACGGCGGTTTCGTGAACGGTATCCCATTTGCTACCGCTACGAAGTTCGCTAACGGAACTACGTCATACACCGCGTCGGTGAACACCAGCGTTCAGGCGGCATCTGGCTCGCCAGTTCTGCCAATGATTAACGTTTCACCATACCTGAGCGACTTGGGCTTGCCAATCGCCATTGACCCCAATGAAACGACGACGTTCTCACAGCAGGGTGTCAAGACTTACATTGTCGGTCTGAAGGGCTACACCCTGTCGTTTAGTGGAATGTACGACCCCACGCCTTCGACGGTGGCTTCATCTGCCTCAACGCCCGGTGGTATGGACGCTATCTTGACCGCCATGATTGCTTGGCAGGACAACTACAACACCATCAACGGTATCTACACGCCGAACTTTATCTCGTTCGTGTATGGCCCAGCCACGCCCGGTGCTTTCACCGGACAGTCTCCTGCGCCTCAATACTACGGTCAGGGTATCCTCACCAAGTACGAACTGAAATCGTCAGTTTCGGGTGTTGTGACGTTTGACGCTGAACTCCAAATCACGGGCGCAGTCACACGCACCACGCTTTAGTTGTAGTAGTATCCATCCGTCAGGGTTTTAGGCAAATCGTCTAGCCCTGACGGATTGGAAACTATTTATGTCTAATCTTAGTGAAATCATTTTTGCCACCAGCGACATCGCTGAGGAAACCATCCACGTCAACGCTTGGGATGTAGACATTCTTGTCAAGGCAATGACCGCCCGTGACCGTGCCAAGATGGTTGAGCAGGCTGGTGGTGAAACGGGTATGAACCTCGAACAGATTTTGCCTGACTTGGTGATTCTGTGTTCATTTGACCCAGCGACGGGCGAGCGTATTTTCCAGCCCAGCGACCGTGACGCTCTGCTTGCTAAGGCAGCAGACCCCATTGAGCAAATCGCTATCAAGGCTATGGCTCTTAGTGGAATGTCGCAAGATTCGGTGGACGAAGCGGGAAAAGACTCATCGCCAACCCCGACCGCCGGTTCATCTTTGAACTAGCCGACGCTTTAGGACGAACGGTTGGCGAACTCTTAGAGGGTTCGCCAGCCCATCGCCCCCTATCGTCATCGGAGTTGGTGGAATGGCAAGCGGTTTACAAACTGCGAGCATTTGAGAACGAGCAAGCCTCAAAGAATTCCAATAACGGGTTGTAGGATTATCCACAGGTGACCAATGGATGAATCCTTACGAATAAAGATTATTGGTGACCCCACAGGGGCTATCACCTCTCTAAATCAGGTCAATGCCGTAGCCGCTGGCGTGGCTGGTGGAATGAAAACCGCCTTTACAGGCGTTGGCGAAATCATCAAGTCGTCACTCGGCTGGTTGGCTGGATTTGAGGCTATCAAAAAAGGTCTTGACCTAGCCTCGTCAAACGAAAGTCTGCTTCGCTCACAGACAGCCCTGCTGAAAAATCAGGGCGCACTTGGTGTGGCTCTTGCTGGTGGCAAGAGCGCAATGGCGGACATTGCTGGAACATACGATAAGGTCACCGGCAAAGCGGATAAGTATTCGACGGTGCTTGCCTCACAGGCGATGGCACTCTCAATGCAAACGGGTATCTCGGATAACGCTATTACCCAAGCGCAGAACCTACTTATTCCGAACCAAGACCTGCTGAAACTCTTTCAGAACCAGAAAGGTGCGTTCGCAGACACTGTTCAGGCTGCCGCAAACCTTTCTGGTCTTATGCACACCAGTATGCCAGCGGCCGCTCGCACACTGTCTCGTGTATTGGCTGACCCGGCCAAGAAGATGTCGGGGCTTACTCGCTACGGTTTTTCACTAACACAGACACAATTGGCTGGCATCAAGGGCGCAGGTAGCCTTATCAACCAGCAAAAGTTGTTCATCAAGGACATCAACACAACGCTGGGTGGCGTGGCGCAAGCCGGTGTTTCACCAATGGAAAGGTTGGCTAACGACTTCCAAAACGTTTTGATGCAACTCGGTAAGGGTCTGTTGCCTATCGTTGATGCTTTTGCCACTGTTTTGGCTAACCCAACATTTATTCAGGGAGTCACCACTGCGTTTACCGGAATGGCGCAAGCAATTGCCCCCATTGCTCAAACAATGGGTGACGCTTTTGGTAGTGCTGTCGCAGCACTTACACCACTTATTCAGGTCTTTACGCAGGGCGTTGTTCCAGCGATTATGACTGTCGTTCAGCCATTCATCACTGCTGTCGGCTCAATTCTTGGTTCCATCGGCAAGATTTTCACTACACCAGCCGTTATGAACTTGGTCACAATGATGACCAAACTGGCAAACGTAGTGGTTGCCGCTGTCGGCCCGTCGCTCAAACTCATCGCCGACACCTTTGACAAAATGAGTAAGAACAATGGGCCTCTTACGCAGTTTTTCACCAGCCTGACGCAATCGCTACAAATCATGGCTCCGTTGTTGCCAGCATTTGTAAATCTGCTTACACAGTTGCTCGTGGCGTTCTTGCCAATTATGCAAACAATGTTGCCCAGTATCGCTTTCATTGTCCGCATAGTTGCTGATGTGGCTAAGGGTATCGCCAACGTGGTCGACTTCATCGCCAAGATGATTGGAAAAGCCCACGGGTTGTTCAAGATTATTTCACTAGCCATCGGCGTGGTTCTGGCGGTTTGGTTCACTCGTAGCCTGTTCCTGAACCCCGTCATGGCTGCCATCGCTCAACTTCGCTCGTTTATGGCTACCTTGCTGAAAGTCGGCACGGTGGGCAAGGATGCCTTTGACGGGATGGCAAAGGGTGAAAAGGGTTTCGCCGGTCGCCTAAAGGGCTATCAGGGCGGTGTTGCTAAGGCAAAGACGTATCTCTTGCAACAGCAGGTAGGTAGGCAGTTCGCAGAGGGCGACATCAACATCCGTGGCTATCGCCGTGAAATGCGCAAAATTCAGATGCAAGGCCCTGCGTTTGAAGAGGAAATGAAACGCCTGCGTCGCACCAGCAACCCGATTTACGGTCGTGCGTTCGGTCAAGAGGGCGGAGGCATGATTAGTCGCCTACAGACTATGTTGCTTGGCCCGAACAAGAAAGTTCTTGCTGACCTAATGGCAGCATCGCAACGGTTTGAGCAAGGCGAGGACGAGAACGACAATGCTCTTAGTGAAAACACCAATGCGCTTCTAGATGTAAAGACGAACCTAGAAAAAGCCAATGGGATTTTGGGCGGTGCTGGAAACGTCTCTGCGAACGCCGAAATCGCAAATGCGGCAACGATACAAGAGGAATCAAACGCCAAAGTCGTCACCGCCGTAGAAAGCCTTACGGACAAGACGGCGGAACTTGCTGTTGTGAACCGGCAACTCCAAACCTCTAGTCGTCGCACCACTGGTTCGTTCCTCTACCAGTCATCTATTGGTGGCTACGTCAAGTGGGCAAAGGGTATCTACAGCGGTATTGACCGTGCTGGAAGGCTTTTTGGGCTTGACATCAAGAACTCTGTGGGATACGCCGGTCTTTACATCCAAGACAAGTTCCAGCAGGCAAGCGCAATTATCGTTTCATCGGCACAAAAGTTCGGTGGCTTGCTTGCCACAAAGGTGAAAGCAGCGTTCTATCCCATTTCTGTTGTCGCCAAGCAAATTGGAACAACAATTAGTGAAAAGATGGCGCAAGGGTCGTTTATCCTGCGTGGCGTTGCCGACATTGCCATGAACAAGGTTTCTGCGACCTTTGACACAGCCACTCAAAAGGTGAAAACGGCGTTTAGTAGCGCCACTGCATTGGTTTCTCAGGCATTTGAAACTGCTGGAAACGCCGTTCAAAGCAAGTTCCTACAAATTGACAACGCACTTAACGGTGCTATTTCAGCATCGGCAAAGATTTTGGCAAACGCTGGGCGTGTGGTTGGCGACAACCTTTACTTGGTTGGCTCGGTTCTGGGCGACAAACTAAAGAGTGCTGGCGAAACCGTCAAGACCGCCATCGGTGTGGCTGGTATTGCCTTTGGTGAAAAGATTACGGGTGCTATGTCCTCAATGTCCGACAGTATCCGCTTGTCGGGTATGTATCTGCTGGAAACCATTGGCAAGTCGGGTAGCGCACTCGTAAGTGCTGGCGAAACCGTTGCCCTGAAGTTTATGTATGGTGCTGATAAGGCGGTCGCCATCCTGAAGGGTGCTGGCTCAATGATTGGTGGCGGCATCGGCAAACTTGGTAGTGGAATCGGCAAGATATTCAGTAGCAAGTTGGGTGCTGGTCTTATGGGCGGCTTGGGCTTAGCGTCCTCAATGATTTCCACCCAAACGCTAGACAAGATTATGCCCAAGAATGCGGCTATTGACACCACAGGGGCTTTACAGGGTGCTTCTATCGGCATGATGTTCGGCCCGTGGGGTGCGGCTATCGGTGCGGCTATCGGTCTAATGAAATCGCTCTACAACACCTGTAAGCCCGTTCACAATTTCGTCCACAAGATTGGGACGACGCTCAAAGAGTGGTGGACGAAACACCTGCCGACAATCAAGAAAATCTTTGAGGTTATCGGTAAGACGGTTATGAAGGTGTTTGGATTTATCCGCACTCACTTGAAGCAAATTGCTGTAATCGCTGCTATCGCCTTTGCGCCTATACTCTGGCCGCTCGAACTTGCCGTCGGCGTGGTTTTCCTTATTGTCAAGCACTTCAAGGGATTTATGAAAATCGTCAAGGACATTATGCCCGTCCTAAAGGTGATTGGGGCGATACTGCTAAAGGTAGCAATGTTCCTAGCGAACATGATTATCAAGGCGGTCAAGATTCTCTGGGATATTTTGAAGTTCATCTTTGGTGTTTTCAAGGACATTTGGAACATCCTCTACGACATTGGAAAGTTCATTGTGACGGGCATTATCGCCTATGTTCAGTTCTGGTGGAATCTTGCCCAGAACATTGCCCATATATTTGTGACTATGTGGGATGGGCTGGTGAACGGGGCTAAGGCTGCTTGGGGCTTTATCAAGCGTATGTTCCACTGGATTGAGAACATCGGCGGGACGATTTGGGATGGGCTTTACAACGGGTTCGTGTGGATTGCCAACAAGATTATTGGGGCATACAACGACACCGTTGGTCTTATTCCGGGTATGTCAATTGGAAAACTGAAGGACATTGGCGGAAGTTCTAAGCCCGCAAAGGGTGCGGAGGCTGGTAAAAACGCTGGTCACACGCTTGTTGCTGCTCACGAAGCGGTGAAATCCCTGAAGGCAAACAAGGGTTCTGGCACGACAAACCTTAATGTTCACCCGAACGCTGTGACTATCAACATCTCTGGAAACGCCGATAAGGCAACCACCGAGCAAATCAAGAAAGTCGTTGACGACCAATTCAAGGAACTGCACCGCACCCTGAAGTCAATGGGTAGATAGTAAAATCGCTAAACAGGGGGTAGAGTTAGGGGTGAGCCGCTATGAAAATACTTACTCTTAACCCTATTTCCACCAGCGCAATAACAGAAAACCTACAGGTTGTTGGTGCGGCTGACGGGGCATCTGCCCAGAACGACCTAACAAAGACTTCGGTTGGAACTATCAACAACCCGTATGGTCACGTTGATTCTGTCCACGTTGAGAACTTGGCGCAGTTTTTCACCTCATACACGCAGTTGTCCTTGCCGACGCTGGGTGTTACGCCTCAAAAATACGGCACTTCACGGTTTTTCAGCCCGTATTACGGTCAGTATTACGCCTTTATCAACGACACGACAAACGTCTCTGGCGCAGACGAAGTGGTGATTTTGGAAGGCTCAAACGGCTACTCACCCGACTTACTGCTTAGTAGTTACACCACAATGAACGAAACGTTGCCCGTTGTTGGTGCTGGCGTAATCCCATTGTCGTCACCATCGCCGTCGGACGTATTTCCCCCTAGTGCCGACCCGTTGCCAGCAACCATCGGTAGTGAAAACTACCCAACCGTTGTTGTAATCGCCCCGTGGGAGGATGCACCGCTTTCTACCGCCCAACGCATTATCTCTGACTACTACGTTGCCTCAAACGTAAGTTCTATCCGCCCAAAAGACAACTTCGGTGGTGGAACCACGACGACCGCCAGTGGCTCAAACATTGTTTCCGTTTTTTCCAATACCGGAATTGTGGTGGGTATGCCCATCTCTGGCGCATACGTTCCGTCGGGAACCACAGTCACCGCCACAACAAACGTCGCCACCCTAACTGGTGTTACCGCCACGCCGTCTGCTGGAACCTTGACCTACGGCGTTTCTGGCTATTCGGCAAGCGCATCTTTCTCAAATGGTGACGCAATTAGCGTGACGAGCGCAACACCATCGTTCTACAACATCCCAACCAGCCTCAACTACACGGCTACGGGTGTCACGTCAACCAGTTTCACCACCACCGACCCCAACTTCCAGCCCATTTCGGGCATTACGGCAAACGGCAACCAGATTATTTTTACTACAGCGAGCGCACACGGCTACTCGGTAGGGCAGAGCATCCTGACGGACGGAACAGGTGTTTCAGCGTTCAACTTCCCCAGCACCCCACAGTTGATTACGGCGGTCAGCACCTACACGTTCACTATCTCATCAACGGCTACAGGCTCATACACTTCTGGTGGAAACGCAACTCTTTACGGCACTTGGGTAGCGAGCAACGCCATCGCCACAGACAGCAACCAAATTGTTATGTCTAATAACGCCACCGGCAGTAGTGGTGTTTCTTTCCCCAACAACGTTGTGACGTTTGCCAATGGCGACGCAGGCTCACTGTCCGTTGGACAGGTGATTGTAAATCGCTACAGCCTGCAAGTTGGCGTTATCTCTAGCGTTGATTCGTCTGGCAACTTTGTGACGCTTACGGGTGCGGCTGCGATTTCACTAAACAACGAAAACGCACACATCTGCACGTTGATGTCCAATATCGACACGACGAACTCTGGTGCGAACCAGAACACCATGTATGACTCCTACAGCAATTCCATTACCGTTCTTAGCAATACGGCACAGGTCTATGGGGCTAGTGCTGGGCAGACGACAACGGGCTGGACTGCTGGTGTTAGTGGAACCACAGCGATATACCAGACAGCGTCAGGAACGTTCAATAACTACGTTGCTGGGCAACAAGTCACCATTACGGGCTTTGCGAATACGTCATTCAACGGAACGTTCTATGTCAGCATTGGCACAAATTATACTTTTACTGTTGCCAACTCAACCGCCACCGGAACAACAACTGGAACCGGCACGGTTCAGGCGACCGGAACGACCTATTACGGATACAACCAGTTCTACTCTGGGCAGAACGTATCGGTCACTGGTTTCAGCGGAACGGCAACCGCCTTCAACGCTTCTGGCACGGTTATCGCCCAGAACTCTAACCTTTTCCAAATCGCTTCTAGCCTTACCGCCACTGCGACGGCTAATGCGACGGCTACCGTTTCCACCTCAAACTGGATGGTTCCAACCCTCACAACGGCGACGCTAACAAGTGCTTCATCGACGGGTTCCAGCACATCTACCGGCTCTGTGACCTACACGGTTTCTGGAACAAATCCATTTAGCGTTGGTGAAATCGTAAGTATTACGGGCTTCTCTAGCACCGCATACAACCTCACCCTTGCCACTGTTGCTAGTGCCACAACCTCTACGTTCTCAATTTCCACCAACAGCATCGCCAGCGCAGGAAACGCAACGGGAACCGGAACAGCGACACTCAACCCAGCGATTTACGACGCTCAGGGGGTTTTTATTGGCTACTCAAAGTCAAATCAGGCTGGTGGAACCTACGGAACAATTATCAACAATCCGTCCGTCACGTTCAGCATCCAAAGTAATCCAAACAACGTATCCGCCAGCAATAACAACAACACTGGCTCTGGCACAGGGTGGAATAACTACAACCAGACCCTCAACGAAATCGTGGCTGGTCAGTATGTATTCCCAGTTCAGACCTACAACCCTTTCTACACCACCACTAGCCCAGCATTCAACGCGCTGAACTACGACAACAACATCGCTGGCATTTTGCCCGGTATGTGGTTTGCAGGGCTTTACAACAACTCAACGCAGATTATTCCACCCTGCCTTATCAACTACGTCGACTACACAAATCAGACAATTACGCTGTCGGCATCAGCGGTGGCGAACCTCAGCAACAACACCGCCCAGCAACCAGCCCTTTTCTGCGTGGCGACCACAAACACTGCTTCCAGCACCCTCTACAACCGTGTTGTGACGGGTTCTAATGCCTACTACGTCACGGCGACGGCGAACATTACGTCTAGTGGAAACAGTGCCACAGCATCAACGGCATCGGCGCACGGGCTTTCAGTTGGCTCACCAATCACCATTACAGGGGCAAGCGTTACCGCCCAAAATGGAACATTTGCGGTTTATTCAGTGCCTTCGCCAACCTCGTTCGTTTATCTACCACAGGTATCCTCAACTGGCACGTCGGCTGGTGCTACATACACCTCTTGCGGTCTTGATGAAGCGTCTAACGCTTTTAGTCTAGTTAGCGCAACCTCAAATGGCACGAGCGTCACTTTCACCACCGCTGGCGGAACGTTCAATATCGGTCAATACGTCACCATTACGGGTTGTTTGCCAATCGACTACAACGTGGCGAACGTTCCCGTGACGGCAACTGGAACAAACACCTTTACCGTCACAATGCCAAACGTCGTGAGTGATGCCTTCAACACCAACTCACTAGCCCCGCAGGCGTATTCAACAATGTCCGTTATGCCCTACAGCAACGACTTTGCTGATAGCACTACCTTTACACGGGGTCTTGTTTCGGGAAGTAACATCCCAGCCAACACAGTTATTTCACTAAACACGGTGGCAACTGCGAATGGAACGCAGTATGTAAGTCTCGGTGCTGGAACCGGCTCATACAACATCAACGTTGGCGACTTTGTTTATGGAACGGGTATCCCATTAGGCACACAAATTGCCTATCTGGGATACACAACGCCTTCTGCTTTCAACACCGCCACTGTTAGTGCCTCTGCTGGAACGGTGACGCTTGTTGGAACGGCAGGCTGGCACAACTCGTCCGCCGGTCAAACCGTTAGCGTCACGAGTGCGACCTCAAACGCAACAGCAAACCCCAACGCATACAACCTTTCGGACGCATATGTTCAATCAGTAACTACGACAAACGTTGTTCTTGTTGACCCCACCGTAGTGAAAATCACGTCTGGCTCAACAACGGGAACGACCGGCAACTACTCGTTTGTTTATGTAACACCTGCCCACAACTACCAGAGTGGCGATATTGTTACCGTAAGCAACTTTTCCAGCACGGCGTACAACAAGTCAAACGCCACCATTACAGGCGTTACGCCGACCTCTTTTACGGTCGGCCCATTCTCGGCTAGTGCCGCTTCTGCCACAGCAACGGCATACGCAACTCAGGTTGTCGGAACCGTTACTGCTGGAAACGGCGGTTATGTAGGAACCGACCAAATCGTTCAGTTGACCAACAACGCAGCATCTGGCACGATTTCCAATTTCACCATCTACAACGAGTCGTCATACAATACGAACTACAACAATGCGGCGACTAATTATAACGACAACGGGTATGCCTTATTGAGCCAAGCGGCTACAGGCATTTCACCTAACACGCCCGTTGCTTTTGAGGTCGTCACGCCAGCGGTAATTGGTAACACGTCTTACAACACGATAATCGTCGGTGGTGGCGGATATTCGTTGAACGAAAACAGCAACGGCAATATTTTGTTCAACAGTAGCCCTGCGGTTTGGAAGAACAAGGCGTATCTTTCTACTACAAATAACAACAAGTTTTTGTCCAACATCATCAACGTTCCCTCTTTCTACACACCGCTACAACTCATCAACACACAATCAACGCCCGTAACGACGATTACGCAAGGTTCCACCTCGTCCGTCATAAATGTGAGCAACGCCTCTGCCTTGACGGTTGGCAACACCTACATGATTCAGGGCTTTGTAATTACGGTTATTAGCATCAATGCCCTAAGCAACACGGCGACCGTTTCGCCACCTTTCACCTCTGGTTCGCCACTGGTTCTTAGTTCCACGCCGTATGCCAATGGTGACGCTGTAAATAACAACATTTACAACTACGAGTCGGCCTTCAGTCAAGGCAGTTTTATCAACTCAACCGACTACGCCTCTACGGGCGCAGGTGCGATTTCTGTATCCTCGCCCATTACTCGTTATCACCAACAGGGTATGTATCTCGGTTCATACGCTATTGGAAATCGTTACTTCGGCTCGCAGACCAACCAAGACTTTGAGCAGATTTACATCACCCCACCCGTTCTCGGTAGCCACGTCGGCACGACACTCAACCAGCCGATTTCAGCAAACTTGGATACGCAGTTCATCGTAAATCCGGCAACCACGACGTTCAACACCTACACGGACACTTTCGGACACACGGTTCAAAACAAAAACTTTATTGACTTGACGCTCGGTGCGGTCGGCGGTCAGGCTGTTCGCACAAACTATGTCGTCATTGTCGGCTCTGGGGCGACACAAGAGGCTGTGCTGATTAGCGGTCAGTATCAGACCACCGACAACTCTGACGTGACACGAAGCGGTTCTGGGCCGGTTTCGTGGCAACTGGCGGATGGTCAGTCGTTCCAATACAACCACTTGGCCGGTGAGCCGGTCGTAACCCCGAACGTGAACCTTAGTCAAATGGTTATAACGGGCAACGTGGTCTATTCCATTACCGCAATCGCCCCTTCCACCCCGTCGGCTGGATACGTCCAATACACAACCAATTCGCCACACGGTTTGTCTGCTGGAAACCCCGTGTTTATTACGGGTTGCACCCCAACCTCATACAACACCCCCAGCGGTGGCGCAACGGTCGTCAGCACTACGCCCTACACCTTCGTTATCGCCAACTCGGCAACAAGTAGCGCAACGGTTCTCGGCACTCTGGCTAGTGAAAACGTCTACATCAACTCTGGTTTGCAGAGTTTGGAAGTCGGGCAACCCATCTACTCGCTTTACGGCAATATTCCAGCAGGCACGACAATTACGTCAATAGCCCCTGCCGGTACTGGTTCAACGCAGGGGCAAATCACCATTAGCAACCTGCCGATTGCCACAAACACGGCGCAGGCATCCATTACGGGCGTTGCACCAGACCCAACAGGAACGCTGGCTGTCTATACGGCGAACAACAATTTCTCTGCCGGTCAGCAAGTTTCTATTGCTATGACGGGAACCGCTACTGCTGCTAGTCAGGCACTTGCATTTGTTCTGTCCGCTACGCCATCAAGTTTCACTACAAGTGGCATCACGCCCAACCCGTTCTCGCCAAGCCAGATTTCCAAAATCGTCACCAACGCCAACAACTTGGTTATTACGTCGGCTAGTTATTACGCTGCCTCGCAGACAATTATTTACACCTACAAACTGCCATTTACTCCGGGTGTTGCGCTAGTTAGTGGCGACACCGTGACGGTAGGCGGATACACGGGAACGACGAATAGCAAGTTCAACGTCACGAACGCTGTGTTGTTTTCACCTACGGTCGGCTCAGCAACGGGAACCTTCACGGTTCGTGTGAACTACATTTCGTCGTCTAACTTCACCATTACTCAATCGGCAACGGCAAATGCCAAGAAATCAACCAGCGTTGCCTATTACGTTCCGTCACCTACAACCACGCTTACGGCAGGTGAGACAGTCCAAGTGTCGGGTATCACGGTGGCTGGATACAACACGACGTTCAATATCACCAGCACGGCTACGGGCGGCTACATTACTTACAACAGCACCCAAACCTCGCTGGGCAACGTGAACTCAACGCCCACTGGGCAACTCTCAATCTCCAGCCTCTCTACGGCTAGTGGAAACGCTACGTCGGTCAATGAACCTCTGGGAACGGGATTTGCAAACACCCACTCGGCATACACCCCAGTGTTGGGCGGCGCCGACTTTGGAACTGTAAGTTCGCTCGGCTACAACGCTTCACCATCGGTTATTGGAAGCAACCCGTCAAAGACGGAAAACGCTGTGGTGGAAATGCACTCGACCTTCAACCAGCCGTGGCTTACGGCAGGAACAACGGGCAACGCCAATATTTCCACCACTTTGGCACAAACCGCAAGTGCTGGCTCAACCTCTCTTATCCTTGCCAGCAACGAGAACTTTCCTGTCGCCTACCCCACGCTCACACAAACAGGCGTGAACTTTCTACCACCGAAACTTGGTCGCTTGGCTGGCTCGGTAGTTGCCAACTCAACAACTATTCCGTTTGTTATCAACGGCGAACTGCCCGGTGCGTTCCCGTATTCGGTCACGCTGGGTAGTGAAACCCTTGTTGTCGGCTCGCTGGGGCAAAACTCTATGACCCTCTCAACGGGTGCGTCGGGAACCTACAACTGCTTGCTCGGTTACTCATTCAGCGGAAGCACCACCGCAAGTAGCGCATCCATTACGAACATCACCTCAACCGCCTTCAACTATTTGTCGGTAGGTCAGAGCGTCCAGTGCGCAGGTTTCCCATCAGGAACAACGATTTCCACCATTACGGCATCGGCAAACACGATTACGTTGTCCGCAACGGGTCAATACACGGGAACCTATCCGCTGACGTTGGCTACCGTCAATAGCCACACTGACCTCACGCCAGTTCACCTCACGGCTATGCCGTCAAACGTCCAATACACCGCCCTTGACGTGCCGTATTTCTACCTGTTGCAGAACCTGTCTATTGGCGCAACCTACACGTCACTAACGACAACTCCTGTGCCGTGCGCTATTCCAGCAGGAACGACGCTCTACATCCAGTCCGGCAACTACTCGCAAGCATTGACGGTCGCCACAGCGATTTCAGCAGGCGCAACAACGATTTCGGTCAATTCATTTGTTGCCAATTACGGCTATCTCGCTACGGTTGGCTCGGCTGGCGTAATCACCTCGTCTGGTTCTACGATTAGCGTTGGCTTGGGAACGTCACTCTCATACGGTCAGACCGTTGTTATGGCGCAAAGCGGAAACTATCAGCAACTTATTGTCGCCAAGCCCGTGTCGGTCAACAACCTGAACGTGACGTTCCAGCCGTTCTACGTCACCTACAACTTTACGAGTTCGGCAAACGTGTTCGCCCCGTATGCGATTTCACTAGACACGGGCAACACTTTGGAAACCGTGTATCCGGTAACGATTCCTGCTTCGCAAAGTGCCGACGGCTACTCAGACCCGTATCTTGTGAACTTGCTTTCACCACTCACTTACGACCACTCGGCTGGCACGGTTTTCCAATACTATTCGTGGCCTAGCAATCCGGCGTTAGGTGATGTCACCTACCGACCCGATTTGGGCAATTTCTATATGTATGATGGTTCTATCTGGCGAACCTCCCGTGTCTTGGGGGTACAGGGGGTTTACGGATTGTTAGGTGCCGCCAATGGCTAGTTCACACAAGTTCTCAATGTATCTGCTTGACCCACTTACGGGTAACAGCACGACCGACGACAGTTTCGTAAGCACGAAATCAACTGCCTATGCCGTTCAGCACGGCGGTTTCCGTTCCAAAGACCCCAATGGCGACGAATGGACGGCAGTGGTGTTATCACGGGTGCGTATGCGCCACACGGCGGCTATCCCCCACTCGCAAAAGGTTGGTTTCCGCACTTCCGGCATCCACCTTCACCACAAGTCTGCCCCTGTCGTGAGCCACATTACGGTTGCCCCCGGAACTCAACTGGTGTTCAAAGAGGGTGCTTCTAACGAAATCCACTGGGTCTATGACGACTTTGATGGTGATGAGCAAACGCACTGGCACGTCAAGATATTTGACCAATACACCTACAACTCGCTGGCGTTCTCGGTAAATAACTCAACGCCTATGTTTGAGCAGACGGGCAAGGATAAGTCCACCTCTGTGAGCATTGACAGCGCACTTCCGGTGGTTACTGGCACGGGAACTGGCAATACGGGGTTTGTGGATGGTGGTGTTTATTACGCCGCCGTTCGGGTGGCAAAAGACCACAACAAAGACCCGTTTTGGAGCGATTGGGCTGTTCAGCAAATCACTGTTTATGTCGACCAGCCAAAGCCGCCGCTTCTATCAGTATACACCAATACGTCTAACGCAAGCAATACCCTTGTCATACAATCGTCAGACAACTTGCTGGGCGACAACAATGGTGGAATGAGCAAGAATCAGGGCGACTGGCAACGCACCACCATTGACGCTTCCTCTGGTCAATCAACAGTTAGTTTCAGCCACACGGCTATTTCCAATACGTTGGCACTCACCGACGGACAGGTAATCACCTCTATCCCCGTCGGAACAACTGGCTATATCTCTACGATTGGTGGAATCGCTGCTTCGGGCGTGACGACGTTCAAGGTTTCTGGCAAGAAAAACGTCAATACGTCAGCACTCGGCTTCCCAACGACCGGCACGTTTTGGATAACCATTGGTAGTGAAAAGTTGCTTGTTCGCAACCACATGGACGGAACTTCCAAAACCCCCGACACGTTTGATGTAGTTGCTCGTGGATACCTTTCCACCACAGCAACCTCGCACCCACAATGGGCGACCGTCACTTACGGTCTGCAACAGGACATTTACACGGGTTCCAATGGTGAAATCGTCCACACCTTTGACGTAAAAAAGTATGGCAAGCCAATTGTTCACCACGGCATTACTCGTTGGTACTCAGACGCAACAACGTCTAACAACAGTCCGACTGTTTCCACCATTAGCAAAACAATTCCTATTTATCAGGCGACTGACCCTAACGACAAGAAATCTCGCAACCACTTCTGGGTCACCGACCCCGGTGGAACGCTGCAACCCGGTCAGAAAATCCAAATCGTCTATAACACTTGGAACAAGACGGTTGTTTCAAATGGCACATACAACCCCACCAATCCAAAGAAAAACGGATTGCGCACTTCCACCACAACGACCGAAAACCTGCATCTCGCCCCACTCCTGACGTTTGGAAATGCCCCTGCTGAAACCGTCACTATCAAGTCGGTTGAGACAGACAAAATCGTTACCACGCCATCAAAGGTGGTCGGCACTGTCGCTGGTTCTGTCTGCGGTGGGCCGGGTCACCCGATTACTCACATTGACATCCACATGGCGACCGACGGAACTGACGCAGGCCCGCAAAACTTCAATGGTGTTGTTCCAAAGAACACGCCGTTCATTGTTTCATCTGGTGGAAAATCTACGACCGTTTATGTTCAGAAGGACACGTCTTGGTCGGGAACTCGTGTCGGCTTCTGGTTCTGGGGCTGGGATAAGGTCACGCTTCCTATCCAGCCCGTAGTGAAATGCCCTGCGTTTGCCGTAAATGGTCACACAGACGGTTCTTACTTTGCCTTCCCAGACGGCGCAACGGTCACCTCACTGTCGGCATCCAACACGAACGTAAAGAAAATCACCCTAGAGCAGAACTACGGACAAGGCAAGTTCGCCGGTCAAGTCCTGACGCTCAATGACGTTATTTATCAAACGTCAGCACGAACCGCCAACCCCTCGTCGTCCAACAGCAGCGGTCACTACGTCACCACACCCGGCTCAACGCAAACGCCCTCGTGGATTGAGAAGCAAACGGCAGTTTTCCAATTCAAGGTAGACACCCTCGCCTCATCACCACCCGTTTCTTTCCGAAACGCCTCGTATCCTGCGACGAGTGCGAGTGGCTTTCCGCAGTTCAACACCACGACCGTTACCTTGCCACAGTTCGGTTGCTCTTTTAGCAGTGGCGTTCGTTCCATTACAGCAAACTCCAACAGCGACGCTGCGAGTGTGTATGTCGGTATGCCCATTTCTGGCTCTGGTATCCAGCCGGGAACCACCGTGACATCCGTCTACATCACGCCCAGTAGCAACTCCATTTTGATTTCACTACCAACAACCGCTTCGTCTGCCCCGCTTGGAACAATTGTTTCCGTCACGGCATCAGCACTCTCATACAACAACTACGAAGTGGTTATGAACGGTGTTCCGCTGGGAACAACAGTCACAAACACTACCGCCTCTGGCAACAATGTTGTTTTGACCTTTTCAGCATCCGGCACGGTTCCAGTTAGTTCTTACACGTCGTCAGATGTTCCGTCGTATTTCACTACGAACCAGATTACGTTGCTTGCCCCGTCGCTCAATGTAATCCCAGCAGGGTCAATGAGTATTCCGATTACGCCAATGAAGGTGAATCACAACTACCCAATTCACTGCCCCGTGCGCATCAACTACCCAGCCTTGCTTGGTGATAACGGCATCATCGTCAAGCCGTCTCCCGCTTCAGGCAACGCCACTGCGGAAGTGTCTTTGGTTCCATCAGCAAACGCCACTTGGACAGCGACCAACAATATCCCCGTCACAGCAGGTCAGACCTACGGTTTGGCAGGATACACACGGCGCATTACTGGTGGTGGAACACCATCGTTCGCCCCATTTATTGACTGGTATAACGACTTAGGAAACCTTATTTCCACCTCGTCGGGCAACCACAGTGTTATAACGCCATACTTTTACGGCAACGTCACAAGCGGTTCTGCCATTATCACCAGCCTGACGGGAACAAGCACGGCAGTCAAGGTCGGCAACGGCATCAAGGGCGTTGGTATTCCAGCAGGGGCGACCATTGTGAGCATTAGTGGCACGTCGCTTACGATGAGCGTCACCGCCAACGCTACGAACACAAACGTTCGCATTTCCAATTACACAGCAATGGTTATCGGTGCGCCCATCACCTTTACGGGAACTATTGCGAGTGGTAGTCCGACAACCATTTCGGGTCTTTCCACCACAACGGGTCTGGCTGTGGGTCAAGTTATCTATGGCTACGGCTTGCCTTTTGGAACGTCTATTTCTAGCATCACCGCCAGCGCAAGTTCATTGACTATTTCGCAGTCGGCAACAGCGTTCTCTAGCGGCAACTCTTTCCGCACTTGCTCAACTGGTGTAATCATTGGCGAGGTTGGCGCACCTTACTACCTGTCGCCTATGGGTCAGTATGGTCAGAACTGGACACCAAACGCTATTGTCGGCAAGGCTCCCGACTTACACACTCTTGTTTCCGCCTGTTACTTCACCTCAAACGGCGACGGGACAACGGGCTACTACACGGTAACCGCAGGCTCTACAACTATTTCACTATCCGCTGGCGCAACCGTGACTGACGGATTTGGAAATACAATGACCGTTATCCAAGCAGCATCAGCAGGCTCAACAACTCTGGCGGTCGGCTTCAACACAATCCCGTCTAGTTCACCTACCTACCTGACGGTTGCTGCGACCCGTGCCGTTCCACGCTTCCAGTGGTATAACCCCACGTCAGGTGACGTGTATGCGCTCGCCTCAGTGACGTTCCGTTCCGTGACCCCGAACTTGCCGAACAGCAACTACGTTCCCCTCGCCACACAGTTGGACACCGTTCAAAAGCCAGTCAGCACGACGGGCTACTCGCCTACGTCAATTATTTTGAACAAGACGACCAAGACCAACGGTAGTGAAACCGTGTATCTGTTAGACCCAGCAATGGACTACGGCACACGGGAAACAGCACAGGGAGCCTCAAAACAAGTTCTTTGGACTTTGACAACTAGTGCGGTGAAAAAGAACGCTACGTCTTTGTCCGTGACTGACGTTACGGGACTTGCGCCCGGTTCCACCTTGACCATTGGCTACGGAACGCCCGGTCAAGAGGACTTGCTTATCTCAACTGGTTGGGGTGGCTACAACCCCGTCACCATTGACCACTCTACGCCTATCAAAAACAATCACCCAATCAACGACCGAGTGTATGCCTTCGTCAATTCCCTACAGGGGAACGTTTTTCAGCCACAACTTTCCGGCACACCCGTTGCCGTGTTCAACTGGAACAGCGACGGATGGATTAACACGCCACAGGCGACCTACACGTTCACGGTGCAACGTAGTGAAAACAACGGCGCAACATGGACTACGTTGCGTAATGGCGGCAACCTGACGGTGAATTCAAACGGCGTGGCGACTATTCAGGACTACGAACTCACCCCCGGTGCGACACAGCAGTATCGTGCGTGGGCAACGTGGGTTTCACCATCGGGGCAAAAGTGGCAAGGCGAAACGACTTACCAACTCACCGCCCCCGTTATGTCGAACAACCAGTGGTGGATTTCCAGCACCAGCAACCCTGCTCTGCGTTATCCGTTGCTTGTTCAGAACCAATCAACAGAAACAATGAAGCACCCAAACGGTGTCTTGTATCCTCTCGGCTCTCGCTTCCCAATCACCATCGCTGGTGTCGTAGGCGGTCGTGACGGCTCTATTGACGTTATGTGGACTGACATTCCAAACTGGCAGAACTTCCTCAACTTCTTGCGTCTTGGTGAAATCTACGTCTTGCAGAACCCTGTGGAAAACACCAAGTCGTATATCTTTATCAACGATGACGTGACGTGGGAAAACAACGCTTCAAGTCAGCCTTACCGCAAGGTAACTATCCCCTACATTGAGGCAGCACCGCCGAACTTTGGCTACACTTACGGAAACTAGCCATGTATAAAATGTCCGAAAAGATGACGAAATCCCTAAAGGGGTCGCACCGACCAATGATTCTGGTCGGCGTGGTGTCGGTTGATGGCACTCAAACGTTTATCCCCATCGACAGCGGAACGGTGACGATTGACCGCACCAGCCAAGACGTGCGACGCACTCTCAATTTCACTACAGCGAAAGAGGATTTGGTTCCTCTCTACAACTACGACCCGTTGCAGATTTACGGCAACCACGTCTATGTCTATCGTGGCGTTCTTTGGAACCTTGACGCTATTGACCCCCGACTTTATTCAGCACCCCTACCGTTGGCAAAAGAGTGGCGTGTGCCAGCCAACGGGGCGTATGAACTCGTGCCTCTGGGCGTATTCCGTATCAACACCGTTTCCGTTGCTGAGGATAAAGACGGTGACATCAAGATTACGGTTGACGCTTCGGACATCGCAGCAAACATTGGTAAAAACCACTGGACAAACCCCGTCACAGTTTGGAAAACCAAATACAGCGTTCCCGTCGCCAAGACCGACACAACGCCGGAACAGACCTACATCGCTTCCAGCACCCAAGAAGCAATCAAAATGCTTATCCAAGACCGTTGGCCTGCCCACAACTCATTCGGGCCTCCGACGTTCAACTTTTCTGGTGTAAATGACAAGGCGTTGAGCAAGCCAGTGATTATGGGTAGCCAGACCGTTTCCACCAGCGGTTCCAATAGCCCGTGGACAGACATTTCCGCTTTGGCAACAGCACTCAACGCCGAACTGTATGTGGATGCCGACGGGGCTTTCACGCTCCACACCGTTCCTGACCCGAACACCATTCCACCAGTTTGGAACTTTCTTGACGGCGAGGGTGGTTTGCTCACCAACGCAGAACGCAAAATCCAAGACTCTAAGGTTGTGAACTACGTCATTGCCACTGGTGAAAACACGGGGGCAAAGAAACCTATTCGCTCTATCGCAACCGACAACGACCCCAGTTCACCAACGTATTATCTCGGAACATTTGGGCGAGTTGTTGGTATGGAACCCGGTCGCAAGAAACTGGTCACCCAAGCAGAGGTCGACGATGCCGCTAAGACCTACCTCAACTGGTATGCCGGTGGTGATGAGGAAGTCACTATCAAGGGCGTTGTAAATCCTGCTCTTGACACGGGCGACGTTATTCGTATTCGTCGTCGTAAGGTCGGCATCTTTGACATTTCAGCAGTTGTGTGCGAACTGGATGTCGAAGTCTTGCAAAGCAATACCGTTATGGCTAGCACCCTTGTAGTGAAAAACGTCAAGAAGGATATACCCGTCGGCACTCAACTGCTCGTCAACACCAACTACGGCAGTCAGGCTCTACGAGTGGCAAAGACGTGTGCCGCTAAATCAACGCTTTTGTATGTCGACCCGTTCTACCCTGCTGATAACTACCGCAAGGACACGATTATCTGCGACGCAAAGATTCCGAGTGACGGTGCGGTCAATTACTTTATCGACAAACTGACTATTCCACTAGACCTGACTACGGAAATTGAGATTACTGCCCGTGAGCGTCGTGTAGGAACCAAGAAGGACGCTGTTCGTATTGCGGAGTACAACCAATAATGTTCGACATGAAGGACTTGGCGAACTCGTTGGTGAACAACGGAACGTGGGGCTTTGCGCCCGTAGATACGTTCCGTATGGGCATTGTCGCCGGATACGACCCAGCGTTTTCGTTTGACGACGGGGCGAATACGTTTCCAGCACTAAGCGTTCAGTTGGCTGGCGACGAACGAATGATGCACGGCTTTCGCTTTGCTGAACACTACGTTCCGCACTTGGGCGACACAGTATGGGTCTTGATTTCACCAGACGACCACTGGGTTGTCGGTGCTTTGGCAACCAGCGCAACAGAGCGAGCCAAGCGTTCACCTATGACGTATATGGGGTCTGCCACCGCCGCTGGGCAAACCAACCCTGCCGTCACCACCGCCTTGCTTCCAAATCGTTTGTATCGGGTTGAGGGGCAAGTGCATTTCACTACAAGCGGGTCGGGCGCAAACTATGCGGGTCAAGTAAGCCTCAAAGTCACACAGCCGTATTCCAGCACACCGCTTGTATTGGAAACCCGTGATGTTTTCCCCAATAACTCGTATGTCGTCACCGGAAGTCAAGAGTGGTCAATCACCGACCAATCCAAATGGTCAAACGGGCTTTGGGCGGCGACGAACACAAACTCGGAATACACATGGACGCTAGAGGTGAACTCTCTAGACTCAACGCCGTCTTACGCTTCCTACAACGAAAATAACGCTTATCACGCTGGCGACTTGGTGGTCGACACCAACGGACACTATTGGAAGTGCGTTCAGTCGGTCGCTGGCGTTTGGTCAAGTTCAGCAACTTATTATCCGGGGCAACTTGTTCTTTACCCCGCTCAGAGCGAGTATTTGTTTGCAAACTTCAATAATCAAAACATTTCACCTGCGACAACGGCAAATGGCTGGGATTCTAACTTCAACACTCAAACAAACGTTATAACCTCAACACCGTTCTATATGCCAACGTGGACGTTTACGGGTGTGTTCGGCGGTTCATTGCCCACTACCCCGTATTTCACTAGGGTTACCCCGCCCACCATTACGGTTACCAGTAGCCGTTTGACCGTTCACGATATGGGCGTTGCATCGTAACGGGATTTACAAATCAGCATTGTATTATCGTGCTATGGCAAGCACCTATTTAGTCACTGCGATATGCGCTGGAGTTCCAGCACTGCTTAGTTCTGTTGCCGCCATCCACGAAATCCACAAGGGGCGCAAGGAGAACAGCGGTGACCACCGCAAAGTTCAGGGCGCATTGGAACGGTTGGACAACCGGATGGAACGCCTAGATAACAAGATTGAGGGCGTAGACATCAAGGTGGAAAAGACGGATTTACGCTTTGACGCAATTGAGGATAAGATTGAGCGTCACTTAGGGTGGCACAGAAGCCAAGCCGAAACCGATTTGGAAAAGGCTCTAAAGAAAGAGTAGATATGCCGGACGCAATCACCACCACCGAAATTCAAGTTGCCGACCAAGCACTCGCAAAGGCAACTGCCGTTGTAGAGGCAAAGGGTCAGCCACTCGCCCCTACTAACGCCACCAACACCGAAATTGACGAACTGGGCAACGACATTGTTCGCTACGTCACGCCGGTTCTGGTTGGTTGGTTCATTACCCTCGCCGCCAAGAAGGGCTTTCACATCAGCACGGCGACCGCCTACCAGCAGGTCTTTCCGTTCGTGTCGTCGGGATACTTCATCCTCGTTCGCTACCTTGAACAGCACATCCCTGCTCTCGGTCGCTTGCTCGGTATCAAGAAGCCAGCCAAAAAGTAGTGCTACGTTGGGGATAGAACCCCGACAAGAGTTTGTTTCGTAAGAAACAGCAAAACCCCTAGCCAATCCGTTTTGGAAAGGCTAGGGGTTTTGTTCTGCGTCACTTTGAGCGACAATCGTGGTGAACGAAACTTGCTATTACGACCGAGTTGGATAGCAAGTTTCGCCCACCACGAAACTTTGTTAGCCGACCACCTTGACGCTGGTGCTAATACCGCCCTCAACTGGGGCTAGACCCTCAACGGCGATTCCTGTGGTCGGGTCAAGAACAGCACCGTCGGCGTAGTCGACGAACTTCTTGATTTCCGCAAGGTTCGCCTCACGCTTTACACGCACCCACTCGTCCTTGCCGTAGTGTTCAGCCCACGACAGGAACACGTCAAGGTCGGTCACCTCAACCTTTGGCGCAACGACACGGCTCGTCACCTTGCCGTCTGGGAAATCAAGGCTCTTGCGACCGTCAGTGTCGTTCTCACGAACACGCATAAGGTAATCGCCCAAGATACGCTCAAAGTAATCAACGGTCTGTGAGTTAGACGTGGTGTTCGCCTCAACCCAAGCGTTGATGCGGTCAAGTTCGACCTGTGCCTGACGCTTCACCTCGTCAATACGACGTTGTGCCTGTGCGAGACGGCGCATAGCCCACAAGGCTTCGTCGTCGTTGTTAATGGTGAACGCATTAGGGTTCTCAAAACCCGTTGGCTCACCAAGCGAGGCTAGGTAATCCTCTAATGATTGGTCAATTGCTTCGTTCGGCATTTTGCCCTCTTTCTCTAATCGGTTATAACTGCTTGATACAACTATACAGGTGTCTAGTGACTAACGCAAGTCTTTAGGCGGAAATCTTTTCGCCGTTGCGGATTGCGCTCTCAACCATTGTGTCCATAAGGCGACGTGCGCTCTCGTAGCGGTCAAGCGGATAAACACCACTACCCGACTTCACAGCGTAGGCACGGCGCAACTCGCCAACATAGGGCGAGATTATCTCAATCGTGCGCTTGCCACCACGCTTATTTACGAGGGTGACCTTGTTGTCCAGTTCGGCGATTGCGGCATCCTCACGCTGAGCCTTCACCTCAATGTCTGGGTCGTATTCGTAGTCCATCACAACTCCTTATCCGTTATCTGATACTAAACCACTATACAGCATAGGTGCGACAAAAGCAAATACACACGAAACACCATACAAACAAAAGGTTTTAGATAACACTTGACGGCGGTTGAGTGAGCGTGTAAGATTGCCCGTGACGACTCCGACGACAGATGTTAGAGCCTGATTAGAAAGAGAACCAAATGTCCTTATTCACCAAAGCCACAAAGGCACAGGCAAAAGCCCGTGTCGCCTTCTGTGGCCCATCCGGCGCAGGCAAGACCTATTGGTCACTGCTCTGGGCAACCAAGTTGGCAGAGGGCGGCAAGATTGCCTTCATTGACACCGAACGTAGTTCAGCATCGTTGTATGCCGACAAGTTCGACTTCGACACCCTCTCAATGTCACCGCCCTACCACCCCGACCGTTTGGTTGAGGCAATCCGTTCAGCAGAGGCAGAGGGATACGCCGTAATCGTTATCGACAGCCTCACGCACTTCTGGCAGGGCAAGGGTGGCGTTCTAGAAATCGTTGATGACGCTAAGGGTCGCTTCGGTGGCAATCAATACATGGCTTGGGGCGTGGGAACACCACTCCAGCAAGCAATGGTTGATGCCCTACTGGCGTTCAACGGACACGTCATTGTGACTATGCGCTCTAAGACCGAATACACAATGGACAAGAACGAAAAGGGCAAGACCGAAATCAAAAAGGTCGGTATGGCTCCGCAACAGCGTGACGGTATTGAGTATGAATTCACTCTTGTGTTTGACGTGGATATTCAGCACCGTGCCGTTGCCACCAAGACACGTTGCGACACGTTGGCAGACCGTTCGTTCCAGCCAAACGCCGCAGAGGAAGCCAGCGACATTTTCCTGAACTGGCTCTCGTCTGGTGACCCGTTGCTCTCGCAGAACGAGCGTGACGCTATCGACAACAAAATCAAGAGCCTGTCGCCGTCCCAGCGTCGCACTCTCGGTTCTGAGTGGGCGAGCAAGGGCTTGCCAAAGGTCGGCGCAATGACCGAAAGCCGTAAGGCAGACGCATTAGCGTTGATTGAACGAGCCTCAGAGTTTGACGACGAGGAAACGACCGACGAGGTTCCGTCGTAAATCACCACCAGAGGGGTCTATAAGGCTCTCTCACAGGCGCAACCCCCATTGGGTAGGGATAGACCTACCTGATGGGGGATTTGCCATTTACGAGCGTAATCACACACAGCGCATCCCGTTTGTGTAAGGTGAACAACCTTACGAGAGGAGTCTCTAGTGTCCATCCGGCGGTCGCCTTCAGCACTACGAAAGAACTACACGGTTCTGAGCAACACCACCCTTGCCGACGAGCGTTTGTCTTGGGAGGCACGAGGCTTATTGGCGTATTTGCTCTCAAAGCCCGACAACTGGCGTGTGAGCGTCAAGCATCTAGTGAAAATCAGCCCTAACTGCGGTCGGGTAAAGACCTATCGCATTATCAAAGAACTAGAGGACTGCGGATACCTCACCCAAGAACAGACCCACGACGAT